CCCCGTAAGTATTGAACTTACGAAGTTTTTTCTAAGTAGCGGAAACTGGACTTGAACCAGCGACACTACGGGTATGAAATATCGGATATTTTCTTTTTAACTTTTTATAACTCTGCATAATTCCTTGTAAATGCAGTGTTTATCAGTATTTGTTTTGTTTTACTCTTTCTAACTTTTTATGCCACAATATGGCTTTTTATAACTTCTGTCCATAAATAGTCCATAAATATTTCGGCAATTCTAACGTAATCCCAGCCCCGTACCGTATTTCGGCTTGCTTTCATTTAACCCGATATTTCCCTTTGTATTTGACGCACAGCCAGCCGTTCTTAATCCGGATCCAGATGTTGCCGTTCGACTGTGTCTTAACCTCCAAAGCTTGCACCGTATTACCCTTTTTCAGTTTGCTTTTACTTTTTTTAGTAGATTTCTTCTTTGCTGATTCTGATAATTCTTTCCATTTCACATACTCCCCAGACGGGGTTTTCCGGAAGTATATGTTTACCAGAAGCTTGTACTTTCCGCCGACCTTTATCTGTGGTTCCATTGCCGCTTTTACCGCTGCCCTGAAGCCATCCATTGTATACCCCAATTTGCTCCATACATGGGTAGGGTCCACATGTCCCGAAGACAATCCGGCCAGACGTCCCTCATTGTGGGAAGAAATAAGGTACAAGCCGTTTTTCAGCTTCGCAAGCGGATTCCATCCACGTCTCTTACAAATATCAGCGCAAAGTAAGACCATGCCATTATAGGAGCGTTTAATGTCAGCCTTAAATTTTTCTACATTCGTGATTGTGAAGTTCGCACCGCTCGTGTACTTCATATAGTCGGATTCCATTCCCTCAATGGTGATGAGGTGGCCATTCCCATATCCGGCATCCGCCCAGGAACGGTAATTTTCCGGTAAGAACTGCAATACCTTCCCTTCCACTTCTGCATCCACGGCGTAATGTACGCATGCCTGAATGCCTGCCTGATTCCAATAGCTTGCCAAAGATTCAGCGGTATTCTGCGGCGTCCCTAACGTATGTATCTGTATTCCCTCTGGGTTAATTCTGCCGCCGCTGTTATAGCAACTGCTTTTTGTTAGATATTTTTTAATAATATTTAATGCCATGCTGTATCCTTTCCTGCTTTTTGCGCATAAGAAAAGAGCGATTACTCGCCCTTTCTATTCATCCTCTCCATGCTCCGTTTTTGCATTAATTAGCTTCTCTGTTACTGCCAACCCCTTAATTAGCACCGCAGGCACGTTGTAGCCGCATTCCACAAGATTCTCCAGTATGCTGCGGATTTCATTCACCAGCAGGCAGGCCAGAGTAAACCAGCCGATCATAACCAAAAAGCCCAGATCTATGCCCAGCAGTTGGCTCCCCAGTTGTATAAATACATAAGGCATAATAAAAGCCACGGCAATGATAACCCAATACCCCAGTTTTTTTGCAGCACCTTTAAATCCCACGGCACTGCTCTCCTTGCCCTGTCTGCGCGCCTTGTACCAGCCCGTGAGCCAGTCAAATACGTTCATTGCAAAGTATGCCACAAATATGTACCAGTAGATGCCAAATACCGCCGTGAGCAGGGTTACAATAGCGCCCACCGTCATGTTATACTTATCAATTACTTTTTCCATATCTTTTACCTTCTTTCTGCTAACTAAATATAAAGTAACACCTTCTTAAGTCTGACTCTGTTCTCCAATTGCGCCCTCTTTACTTCACTCCAATTTTAGATTTTAACACAATTGCTTTTAATGTAACTGGACCTGCGATTGGTGGGCTAAACATAATATAAGTACCGCCAGTATAGTGGACACTTGCAGAAAATTCCTGCGTCTCAATTAAATAATTACCTCCCGCAAACAAAAACAACACATCTTTTGAACTGTCATAGGCTATATCAAGAAACCATGAATCCATAGCGCTTCCAGAATATTCTAAGGACCGTGATTCATTGTCGATATAAGTTTCAACTTTGAGTTCTCCCGTAAGCGTGCTAAACCAGCTCTTGAAATTTTTGTAAAATTCCTCATATGCCGTTTGCCACTGTGTAAATAAAGTTGCAGTGTCAACCTGATTAACCAGTCCGGTGATCCATCCACAGATTTTTGTATCTGCCCGTGTATCCGTAATCTTGGATTGCGTGACAGTGGTTGACTTCGCTTCGACATAAACTTTTGCCAGGCACCACTCCATAACGGTTTCTGATCTTGTCATGTCAGGAACAACCGGGAAACCGGACGCATTGCCTTGTTTTAATTCAATAGTGCAGCGTCTTTGCACAAGGTCTAACTTCATAATTACTGCATCATATCGATGCAGAGTTACATCTGCTGCCGGGATGCTGATATTAATAATTGAATCGCTGTTAAGCCAGTGAGATTCCAATATTGCGTATCCCGGCTGAACCTGTACCTGCATGCCCGTTCCGGCCAGGACCTGCAAGCTAGTACTTGGGTTTGGATAAACACCGGAACTTACCAGCTTTCCAAGATACCGCCCCATATCTTCGGCATTATAAAGTCTGTCACCGTTGACACTGTTAAAAAATCCACTCTCTATTGCCATTATTTTACCTCCCATGTCGCTATCGTTGGTATTACCGTGTATCCGTTTTCATCCTCCGACTCTATGATCTCAATGATGATAGGAGCGGCCTCCATGCCGTATTCGTTTTTGATCTGTATTGTATCCCCTAAAAAATAATCTTCTTTATACTTATAACTGATACGTGTCTCTACTTCACCCGTATACGCTTCTGTTATGGCTGTTTCTGCAAGTTTTTCCTCGCCCCGCTGTACCAGATTTTGCTCATACTCTTCATCCGTTATTTCGCCACTATTGCTTGACACGTCTCTTGCGTCGACAAACAATTCATAACGTTCCAAATCAGCTGCCTCACCTATGATTTGAGTGCGGCGCTCTGCCCCTTCACCTTCGCCGGCAACCAGGGCAACGTTACTATAATTAGTAGAATCCAGTGTATATTCTGATCGCATAAAATTATCAAACTCCGGCGAAAATACTACATAAGGATTTGCGTTTTGATTATAAGATCGATCCACGCCTTTATATAATTGAAATACAAATGAGTTATTCTGAATAGTTACCTTAAAGCCCCAGCCATAAGCTTTACAAGTTTCTGATATATAAGTCAGCAGATTGTCTCCGGTGACTTGCGTTTCCATAGTCTCCGCAAAGCCCAGAAGTGTTCCAAGTTTTAATCTTTGTATCTTTCTTGACAAAACATCCGGCTCTATGGCATTTTCGGTGATAAGGCGTCTGATACATTCTTCTACTCTTCCGGATAAGTTTGTTTGCCGCCAGATAATCCTGCGTCCTAAAACGGATTCCAAGGACGGTCCCGAAACAGTCATATAGCTGCTGTTTTCAAGGTCGGTTGTTATTTTTATCTTTTTTATAATCATTACTGAATCATCATCCGGTCGCATCAAATAATAATTTTCCTGTAAAAGTTTGATATTTTCATCCGATACCGGAAGGTATAATTCAAAATCCCCCTCCTGAAAGTATCTTGTTGTCCAGATCAGGGATGCAAACGCATCAATTATCCCGATGGTTTCTAAGTTCGTATTATAAACATACGCTTCCAAGGCTACACCCCCTCGTAAACTGCCCTATATATAATTGACACTGTAAGATGTTCGCTGCCGCTTTGTGCCTCGTAAGTAAACACATTGTCCCCGGTCTCTAACTGAAACCAATCCGGATTTGATGAAACGTAATTAATGATGTTGGTGTATCCTCCTGACCGAAAAAGTAGAACGCTTTTTTCACCTCTGTTCGTATTTACAATGATCTGATCCCCCGGTTCCATTTTTAGATTTAATCTGAATGCTCTCCTGGTCTCAACGTTATAAACGACGGGGCTTTGTACGTATCCGGTTGCGGCGAGGGTCATAATGATGCCCGTGTCATGCTCCGTTGGTATATTAATGCGGTTGACTAAATCTAATTCAGACAGTGCTATCCCTTCTTTTGGAGCGGAAAGCAGAAATTCTAACAGATCGATCACCTGGCTAAAATCAATACGGCTTTCTTTTACATCCTTGAAAAACGGATTAGGACACATGATAGATATTTGCATAACTTCGTTTTCTGTGAATAAATCACATTCCATCGTATCAATGTACCCTTCTGCGTACACGTCCCTTATATCATTCGAGTAATAAATTTTAATGTACTGCTTTGCTTGGAAATAATCATATATTGCTATGCGGTTGCCTTCCACCGGCTGATTAATTTTTAACGTGATAACAACATTTCGTTCATTGATCTTTGAACTGTTGAAAAATTTCCCGTCAAGGTTAGCAACCGCCGACATATTTACGGTGGCGTTCGGGGGATTAAGTCCCGTAACGCTCAAAACCTCATATCTTGGGTTCCCGGTTAATTCAATAACCCTCCCTCTTTTATTTTCTGCCTTGAGTGTGAACATGGAACTTATACCCCCTTTGCAAATGCCAATTGGTTCTTCGTCTGACGGTAAATTTCTAAGCGGCTAAGCGCTTTCGGGCTGTTGTTTGTCTGATAGAAATTGTATACCTTGTTGGTGGTTGTTGCGCTGGTACCTGATCCCATTCCGGAAATATCCGTAGGCAGTGCCGCTATAATTGCTTTTTTAGCAGCTTTCAGGGACTCTACGAAACCAATTTCATACCCTTCCCCGGAGTAAACGCCTATTTGCTCAAAAACCTTAGACGGGCTATTGATTTTCAATGCTTTGTTCATGGCCTTAGTGATGGAATTGGTTATCTTCTTAATTGCCTTATCCGCTTTTTTAGCCTTTTTGGTCATGCCCTTTATGAATCCTTCTATTGCATTTTGCCCGGCAGTCTGCAGCTGGGTTTCCACGTCTGCGAACGCCGCTTTTACCTTGTCTGTGTATTCCGTTTTAATAGCGTTTACCTGTTCTTTGTAGAAAGACGCTGAAATGTTCTTGGCGGTGTTGATTTTATTTGTGTAGGCGTCATTATAAGCCTTTAATTCGTCGGCGGACATTTGGAGCAGCGCCGCCGTATAGTCTACCGCATCCTGGACATTCATTTCTGCAATTTCATTCATTAATTCATCAGAAATTTTACCTTTTAAAGCTTCAAGATTCTTTCCGTATGTTTTCAGGGTATTGATATTGTCATTGATGTTGGAAACAATCAGATTATTACTCTCATCACGGGTGAATAAATCCCCATATCCGCTTAGCTTTTGATTTAGGCTGTCTTGCAGCTTGGCGATCTCATCATATTTAGCCTGTGCTTCTTCCGCTATCTGGGTCAGCTTATTCGATAAGGTTGTTTTTATCTTATCCGCTGCCGCTGACATAGCTTTCTCATAAGCCTCCATAACAGATTTCCCAGACTTTGCATACTGTTCTTTTTTCTTTTTTGCACTTGCTTTTAACTGGTTGATTTCTTTCGTCAGCGCTTTGTTATTTGCGCTTATTTGCTCGTTTATCTGGTCCTTGTTGTTTTTACTGATTTGCTTTTTCAGGGCTTTATTTTCTTTTTCAATTGCTGCTTTACGCTTTTCAATGGTTTCTTCCGTTTTTTTGTCTATGGCACTATTCTTTTTTGATACTTCCTTATCTATCAAGTCCTGAATATTTTTTGAGGACGTGCTCAGCATTTCTTTATAGCCCTTCTCAAAAGATTTAACTGCACTGGCTCCGGCAGACTTATAATTTTCGTTTGCATTCATTGCGGTTTTTAATAAGTTGTTGCATAGTTCGCTCATGGTGTTCATGGCACCTGCAGTTGCTTTCCCAATCCCCACTTGAATACCTGCAACAATCTGTTTTCCTACCTGATCGCGGAATACGCGTGATGGCGATTTGATACCCAAGCCATCTTTCGCACCTTTGACCAATCCTGAAAAGAAGTTCTTGATATTCGCCATAAACTGGTCTTTGGCATTAACGATGCCCTGCCATACACCGTTGACAATTTGACCGCCTATTTCCAGCATCCTGCTTGGCAGTTCTTTCACACCGTTCACAACGGCATTAAACAAGTCGGAGGCCGCCTGTCTGCCTTTTGCGGCTAAGTTAGTGCCCCATTCGATTACTTTTGTAATTGCGCCCTTAATCGCTTCATAAACTTTCCCCGGCAGGGATTTTATGTTATTAATGACATTCTTTAAAAAGTCTGATGCTTTTTCCCGCCCGGTCTTTGCCATATCCGTTCCCCAGGCAACTACTTTCGTTATGGTATTTGTCAACCACGTCCATATCTTGCCGGGCAACTCCTTAATGAAGTTAATCACACTTGTTATGAAGTTGGATGCTTTCTCTCTCCCTGTGGATACAAGGTTGACGCCCCATGCTGCCACCTTGGCTATTGTATTTGTCAGCCATGTTGCAAACTTACCAGGCAGCTGCTTGATGAAATTGATTACGTTAGTTACAAATTTAGGTATCTCTGTTTTTGCGAAAGTAATTAGTTTTATTCCAAAGACTAAAAACTTTCCAATGGCAAGGCCTATAATGTACCCAATTTTATATGGCAGCTGTTGAAAGAATTGGATCACGTTTGAAATGAAGTTTGACCCGGCTTCAATCCCTTTTTTGATCAGATTACTGGTCCATGACGCTACATTTGAAATAACATTTCCTAAGAATGCTGCTATCCTCCCGGGTAGTTGCGAGAAGAATGTAATTACATTCGTGAAAAAGTTGCCTACGGCCGTAACCGCCGACATAAAAGCGTTTGGTATGGTTTCGGTAAAAAACTTCGCTATGGCAGAGACCACAGTCCCGAAGGCTGATTTAATTCCTTCCCATAGCCCTATCCAGAAATTACGGAACGCTTCTGATTTATTCCACAGGACAACGAAGGCTGCTATCAAGCCGACTATGGCAGCCACGATAAGCACAATTGGATTCGCTAACGTAACGGCATTGAAGGCCGCCATAATTCCGGTTCCGCTTTTTATTTTTTTAAAAAGATCAATAAAGCCTACTACCAGCGAACCGATTTTAAAAGCGGCGAAACCCGCAACCATACCCGCTATAGCGGCAATGATCGCATCGCTGTTGCTAACCACCCACAGGAAAATATCTTTGATTTTCCCTGCTGCACTTGAGACTTTTTCGCCGAACGCCTGCCAGTCCACGCTTGAGGAAAACTCTATAATTTTCGTTGTGATGTCTTGAATAACAGGTGTTAATTCTTCCAGCACAGATGTGCCGACATTGGCAGTAAATTGGCGCCAGCTTTCTTTTAAATTGCCAGTGACATTCTCCCATCCGTCCGCTTCTCTTGATGCTTGACCCATGGCACCGGACAACTCGTTTGCGTCCTTTACCATTTCCAATAATGCAAGCTGTTTTTGCGCTTCTGACAAGTCTTTAAACGATTTTCCAAACAGCTTATTGGCCGCCGTGTTTCTGGTTGTCTCGGTACAGGACACTCCTAATGCTGCATCGTTCGAATAATTGCCTTTCAGGAATGACGTCAGGCTTTCGCTGACATCTTCCAGACTCCTGTCGTAATACGCTGCGCTGTCAGCCGTGACCGTTAGTGCCTCTTCCATCATTTTTAGGGCTTCTGCACCGTCCATCCCGGATGCTTTGGCAAACGCATAAATAGATGTTCCTGTCGTTTTTAAACGGGTGTCTAAAATCCCCGCCTGTTTCGCCACTCCGCCAATGGCTGCCCCCGCTTTATCCTCTAAACTGCCAAAGGTCTGTTCAAACTGCGCCGTCTCTGCTTTTACGCTTGCCGCAGATTCAATCATGGTGCTGGCAAATTCTTTCGCCTTGTCTATCGCGAGTCTGAACCCATCAGCAACCAGGTTCGCCAGAGCACCTTTTATAATCGTAAATCCATTAGAGATAGAAGGAACGTCTATCTTGTCAAAGGAGTCCCCTAAATCGTCTGCTGCCTCTTCTGCATCGTCAAATTCTTTTGCAAGATCGTCCGCTGCGTCCTCGGCACTTTTCAGCTTTGACTTATTTTCATTCAGTTCATTGGACAAATCCTTTATTTTTTTAGCGCATTCCTTTGCCGCGTCCGATTCCTCGCCTTGTGTCAATACAATATCCGCATACTGTTTCTTCAGCGTTTTTAACTCGGACTCCTGATCTGAAATGGATTGCTCTAGTTGTTCGGATGCCGTTGCGCTTTTCTTTGCTGCTGCCTCCATTTCGTCCAGTTGGTCAGAATATTTCCCTAACTCTTTTTCGGTCTGTGCAACGGCACCTTCCTGGTTAAGCACGGTAATCCGTAGTTTTTCCGCCGCCTCTTCATTTGCCGCCTGTTCTTTTTCGACTTCATTCAGTGCGTTTTTATACTTTTTGGCTTCATCAGAGTTTTTGCCATATTGTTCAACCGCTTTTTGATACGCAGCGCGTAATTCTTCTGATCTTTTAGAGTTTTCCGCTTTTGCCTGCTCCGTCCGTTTTAATTCGTCCTTATAGCTTTGTAACTTTGTCTTTTGGGACTGCAAAACAGAATCTAATTGCTTTAATTTTGCGCTGATGCCATCGGCTGATTTCCCCCAGCTGTCCATGCCGGAGGTGGCAGCTTTAAATGTGGCATTGGCAAGTTTTATCTGCTTGCCGGCCTCTGTAATATTCTTTCTAAGGTCGGATATATCGACCTTGAATTTTGTGGTAAATTCTTCACCCTTCGGCATATATCCACCTCCTAAAACCAGTTATCGCCTGCAGGCCTGCGTATTGTCCTTTCCCCTTGCGGCTTTGCGCTTTTTTCTTCCCGACGCCGCATAAGGGTTAAATCCGTAAATAAATCAATTACATAAAAAAACGTCTCCCGCTCTAACGCGCTGGGCGTATAGGCTGGAAACGTCTTGCATAAGTTGTATTCTAATTCAAACAATAGTTCGGGCAGGGGCGTATCGTCTACGCCCCCTTTGTGTTTGGGTCCGCTGGCAGTTGCGTCATTTTAGTGACGGCTCCTTTTGCAATCGAAAGAATCAGGGGGATAAGTTCGGAAACATCGACATTATCCCATTCCTCTTCTTTTACATCCGGAAAAATCGTGCTTAACAATTTTGTAATTTCAACCCAAGCATTCGCAACCGTTGTCAGAATGTCTGTTTCGTTCTCATTTCCAACGTTTAGTAATGCCATGAGTTTCCGAATGACGCCGAAGCGGATAGCTACCATTTCCCCCTTAGCGGTTCTGATATACTTACCCTCTTCGTTGTAAATATTCAACTTTAAATCCATAATTGTCCTCCAAATAAGAAAAGTGAGGGGCGTTACTGCCCCTGCGAATGTGTTACGGTGTTGTTTTCGCTGTTACTGTATCCGGCGTTTGCACCGTGTCGAAGAATGTAGCGGTATCCACCAACTTCAGGGATTCATCTACTATAACCGCTTTTGCCGTTTTCTTCGTTTTGTCGAATTTGTGGATAGTGTTAATGCCTGTGTAAGTCAATTCCTGCCCGTTTGCGTCTGTGCCATCGTCTTTTGTGGCATGGGTGCTTGCCGGGATGTTAAACCGTCCTTTGTTTCTCCATACCAGCATTTTTGTGCCATCCGTCGTCTCCGTTGTATAGCCGATGGCAAAGTATTTGGATTCCCTTTCACCTTCTACCATCATTCCCGTAGTTTTATCGTAATACTGGCCTGTGATTTCTCCCAGCGTTGGCAACGGGATCAGAGAAGTGTTCATCTTTACTTCATCCGCACCCGTAGAGTCAATGACAATTGCAGGAACGTTGTCATAATAATGCGTTGCGCTATCGCTTGATGTCTCTTTATTTAACTCGGATACTCCCGACAACGGCTTTACTTCTCCGTATTCAATTTCATCTTTTGTGTCTTTGATAAGTTCCGCATATACCAGCCCTTCAATGCCTCTGTATTCCTGGATTACTAAATCTCCCATAATAACCTCCTAATTCTTCCGGTAGAGCACATGCACCCCTCTACCGTCATGCGTGGGTTCGTCACTGGCAACGCTGTACCCGTCACCAGAAATGATAAACCCTTGTTTTTTAAGTTCCTCAATTGCTTTCCGTAATTTGGTATAGACCAATTCCGGATCGCTACTATAAAAATTAACATCGTATTCGCAAACAAGCGAATGGTCTTTATTGTCATAAAAACTATCGCTTGCACTATCATTATTCCAAAACGTAAAAAAGTGAGGCGGATAATCTTCATTCTCCGACAGCGACCCTTGGAGCATTACCGGATATCCGAATCCGCTCAAAATTTCTATTAGCTTATCTTCCAATTCAATCAACCATCCTTTTTGTCAGCTCGTCAACGAATATGTCCGCCATATCCTGCTGTATCCCTTTTATATAGATTTTACCTTTATACATGCGGTTCAATTCTCTTGCCGGCTTCATTCTCGGCGTTCCGGTTATCAAGTATCCTGCTGCCGATGATGGTGCAAAATCAAATCCTACGCCGATTTCCGCCATGGCTCCCGTCCATTTTACTTCAGGATTGCGGATAATGGATTTTCTGGTTTTCCCCGTTTCATACTTTCCGCCCTTTGGCAAGCTCCCCATTGCGTTCTCGGTATCGTATTGAACGGTTTCCCCTGCCTGCTCCAAGGCTTCCGTAACGATGGGCTTTAAATCCGCTCCCAATCCTTTTAACTTTGCCAGGTATTGTTCAAAACCTTCCGTGCTAAGCTTCAAAGTATTTCTTCCCATTTATGCACCGCCTTTCACCCGGCGAACCTTAAATTTAAGAAATTGATTCCTTTGGTCGATATTCTCCGGTTCACCGATTATTTCATAGACCGCAGTTGTATTATTGCATAGCGAAATTCTGCATTCCGATGTTATGTCCGGGCGATACCATGTTTCTATGTTGGCGGTGTCCTCTACGGAGAAGGCACCGTTTGAATCTGTTTCCGTGCCGCCGTAAGTCTTAAAACTCCCCATGAATAAAAGGCCTTCCTGCGGATAGGTCTTTTTCGTGGAGCCTTTCGCCGTTACATATTCCGGTATCAGCAAATACATAGGCGTTGTGAATGGATCCTTCGGTCTATACATCTTCATCACCTTTATAGCACAATTGTATCGTGCGTTCTTTGAAGTAGTTGCTAAGTGCTGCCGATCCCGAACCGTAGTTCCATAGATCAGCAACGCCGCGGGCAATTACTCCCGCAGCGTATTTTGATTCAATTACCGCTTCTTTTACCCCGGCATCCGCAAGATACTGTTTAACCTCTTCAATGTAAGTCCCCAATGTAGCGTCTTGAAACTCCCCTGTAATGCCAAGGGTTAACTTTACTTTTTCAAGTAATTCCTCATCGGACATCTGACCGCCTCCATTCATCAGCCTGTAGGTGTGTTTTTCTTTTTGATGAGATAGCATCCAGATGGATCAAGAATCTTGCCGTCCACGATGGTCAGACCTTTATTAATCCATTCATTGCTGTCTTCGTCAAAATAACGCTTCATGCCGAACTGCAAGTTGGTGTTGATTGCGTAATCATTCGGCACCCAATAGATGCCTACGACCGTTCCCTGCGTTGCCGTATCAAAGTCTGCTACAACATCCGGCTCGACCAGGGTAACGGGGCGTCCGTAGAACTTGCCACCATCATTCCCTATTGTGATATCGGTCGCTTCTTTGTAAATTGGACGGTCATTCTTGTCTTTCATGGTCAATAAATTTGATTCCACAGTGGACGATGGGAATAAAAATTCTCCCTGTCCCCTCTTTGATAGCGGGATGACCGCAAACAGTTTCTTTCTCCATGCCGTCCAGTCCGCGAACTCTTCGGCTGTGAACGTAATTACATTAGTCACACGTGAATCTTTTGTAATGCCCAGTAATTGACCTGATCCGGTACCGGAAATAATGCCCTTGTCCATTTCTTCAACGTAAGCCTCTACCATGATCTTAACGATTTCCTGCTCGAATAAATCCAAGGAAATGATTTCGGACAGCAGAGTCTGCGCAACACGGACTTCCCCGATGTTGTAGGAAAATTCTACAAATGTATTAATATCTCCGGCTTTCTGCTTTCCAGATACCGTAGTTTCCGTAATCCATTTAAAATTCGCCTTTAATTTGGAAATCGGGAACTTTACGCCGCCTTTGACATTGAGCTTTCGTACCTTGGAATATATCTGACCATAGACCTTGGAAACATCCTTGATGAACTCGTTCATGATCGTAGTCGGAACAATTGCTCCAATATCTGCCGCTACCGTTGTCCCCGTATCACCGCCGGCACGCTGTAACAGCTTATCCGGGATCGCCGTGCCTCTCTGTACATAGGTTTTAAACGCCTGCCGGTATTCCGTTGATGCAAACGGGTCTGCATTGCGCTGCGTTCCCTGCTGGAAGCTGGCTACCGGTGTCAAGTTTCCGTAGGTGTCCAGAGGGTTAAAAGAACGTCCTTCGCCTTCTCCGGTCCCCGAACCTTCCCCCTCTCCTTCGCCTTCTCCATCATCGTCCAATTCTTCCAGCTGCTTTTCCGCCTCTGTGATTTCATCCCTGAGCGCCTTCAGCTGATCTCCAATTGATCTGACTTCGTTAATGTCCTCGGAAACATCGGACTTTTTCTGTAATTCTTCAATCTGGCTTCTTTTTGTTTTGATTAAATTCTGTAAATAAGTTCTAAATTTCATTCTGTTTATGCCTCCTAATATAATCTGTTTTTAAGTTTCAGCAGTTCCAGTTCATCCGCATTCACACCGTCCGGTG